ATCCGTAACAACGGCCCCAGTAAGTAATTAAACGTACAACAGGATGATCCTCTTCTCTTGAGAGGTTATCGCCTACATCCAATTTTTATAGCGGTTTGTATTCCGCATTAAAACAGTCTTTTTAGCACATATAAAAGAAAGAAAAATATAAATAACACGAAACAAACAGAAATGTTAAACATTATGCTATTCCCAACACATCGTTGGTTACAATCCAAATTAAGCAAGGCCAACACACAACGAATATGCCAACACACAAGCGAACCCTGATTCCATTTCACTCTGAATACGGAACTTGAATAATTTAGGGGATTTCCGTTAAAAAATCTGTCGATAAGGGTTTGAGAAAGTCAAAACCCCACTATATTGACAACTCACAACTGCGGGAGCGCCTACCCGATACCCAATTACAAGAGTATTGTTGCAGTAAAAATTTTGGTAAAATTTTTCATGACCGATTAAACCACCCAGGAGAAACATTGGGCGTATCGGTGGTTTTGAGCTCATCCGCCTTGACACGGCGTAAAGTCTTTGAGATAGCTTTGTCAATCAATTGACTCTCAGATAATTTTGAACTCAAATCAAGTGATTTTGGTGAAACTGGATAACATTCTTTTTCTTCTAAAAGTTGTAAAAACTTAGAAATCTTTTCCAGTTTAGCCTCAAGGGCAATAATTTTCTTCTCTTGATCAATATTAATAGCTACAGAATTAATAGACGAAGGAATTTGAACACACCAAATATCACAATCAGCGGCAGTCATGCCTGTTAACCCCCCTATAGTTACATAATTAAAAGAAGACGACCCACTAGTGTTAACAGTAATTATACCATTCCAAACAGCATAAGCACCAGAGGACGAAACAAAGGAGTTAAATGAAGCATTATCATCTTGCCAGAACTGACTGGTAGATAAGCTTGCCCCCAATGCCATAGAAGGAGCAGCAGAAATATTATTATTACCAGTATACCAGGTGGCCGATAGGAAAAAAGTTCCAGCTTGAGATAATGTAAAGGCATTAGTGTTAGGCAATGGGTTTAAAGTACTACCTGAAGCAACTATACCAGAAGTTGTACCCATTCTAGCAGTAGCAGAAGCAGTATTATTGGCCCCTTCTTTAATATGGAAAGCCAAAGAATTTAAACCTGAATATGAAGTAGACAATTGCTTAGGCCTAATCATGGTAAATTGATATTCAACATACAATTCACCAATAGTTGAAGTGGTAGCTTGGTTATTCGTAATAAATTGAAATAAACCAGCATCATAAAATTTAGCATTAGTTGAATCACCTGCCGGTGCAGCATTATTTGCTGAATAATTAACAAAATAAGTAACCAAAGGATTATAACCTCTCTTATCTTGCGTTTTAGCATTAATTTTATGTTCTAGCCGAGTGAAAGGAGGACCCTTAACGGCACCACAATAATTTTCAGCAGACGTATCATCAGAAAACGGTGCATCAGTCACATCATAATTTGTGACCATAATATTACGACCAGAGGATACATTAGATCCAATGGAAGTGTAGGATTCAGTTTCAAAAATAAACTTAAGTTTTTTGATCCTATACTCCTCATAATTAGCAGCAATTCCAGCAAAAACTTTAAAAAGAGAGGAATTAGCAGGATTAATATAAAATGATAAATTATTA